CTAAAAGCAATATCTAAAACTTCTGCAATAGAATGTGTTTCGCCTGTTGATATAATATAATCATCTGGGGTATCCTGTTGAAGCATTAACCACATAGCCTCAACATAATCACCAGCAAAGCCCCAATCACGCTTGCTGTCGGTATTACCCAAACTGATATGTGTATCTAAGCCGGCGTTTATTCTAGCAACACCATCTGTAATTTTTCTAGTAACGAACTCTTTTCCACGTATTGGGCTTTCGTGATTAAATAAAATTCCAGAGCAAGCAAACATGTTATAGCTTTCTCTAAAATTAATGGTCATCCAATGGCTGTATAATTTAGCAATAGCATATGGTGATCTGGGTTTAAATGGTGTTTCATCATTTTGTAAGCCATTTATGTGGCTATTGCCAAACATTTCACTGGTTGATGCTTGGTAAAATTTACTTAACGGGCTGAAATGTTTAAGTGCATTTAAAATATAAAGAACACCCAAACTGTTTACATCGGTAGTTAATTTACTTTGTTCCCAACTACTTCCCACAAAACTTTGAGCAGCTAAATTGTAAACTTCATCTGGACGGATGGATTTAACTATGCTCATGAGACTACCTTCGTCGGTTAAGTCGCCATTAACCAATTCAATATCATTCATAATATCCAAATATTCCATATTAGAAAAATTTGGATTGGTATATCTTTTAATTAAACCAAAAACTCTATAATCTTTTTCTAACAAAAGTTTAGCCAAATATGCACCATCTTGGCCTGCTATTCCGGTAACAAAAGCTGTTTTTTTCATTTTATTCCTTATTCTTATATTTTTCTAAAACATGTATTAATTTATCTAATAATATATTATCATTTTCTATTATTTTAATAAATTCATAATATTCATCAATCATTTTATAATATCCTTCCGGCACAGATGACATTGGACTTTCAATAATTAATTTACCATCGGCATCCTCTGACATTTTAAGTTCAACTCGCATCAAAACGGAAAAATCTTTATTAACAGTAGTTAGTTCATTATTTTTTCGCAATATTTGTAATAATCCAAGTTCTTCCCAACAGGATTGTATTTTAGGATCTTCTGATTTTTTTTTAAAAAGCAGAATTCATCAAAACTGATTTTTTCACTTTCGGTGATTGCTATTCCATCAACGTGATTTGTCATTGTCTTCCGCTTTTCTAAGTTTTCTGAAAAACATAAATTTATCCCATTCTTCTTTAATAAGTGGATCGCTTTCTATTTCTGATTGTAATGATTTATATTCTTGTAATAACTCAAAATCCTCAATGGTAACCACTTTTGATACTTCTCTTGTGGTTGTGCCGTTGGTATTAATTGAATATTTATAGGAAGAATTGAATGCTTTGGTTTGGGGAGACCATGAAAAATTGCCATACCTTGAATCTTCGGATTCTCTAGTCATAACTTTATTTAATAATTCTCTGTTCTTAAAAGATCTAAGCATATCATCCATATCTGATATAAGTTTTTCATGAACGGTATCTTTCTGGGACGATTCAGTTGAAGTAGTAGTTTTTTTGTTTTGTGATTTTTCATCAGCCCATTGCCATTTTTGGATATTATTTTTGATATCGTTGAACAAGCCCATAATTAGTCTCCATGATAATTCATCAAATAATATTTAATGTTAAAAATATTGTCAAGATACAATGTTAACTGTTTTGATGAGGGAAACCTTCATTAAAATCTCGCAATTTTACAAAAGTTAAAAATCTCTCCCATTCTTCTTTTACAATTTCATCTGCATCAACTAATTTCATTATTTTACCAACCATACGTAGCTTTTCATAAGTTATTTCAACGGGATCTCCGTTTAAATGGATTACTAGTTTGTACGTATCATCAAAATTTATATTTGATGCCACAATATCACTTGATGAAAATGTATATGAACTATCAAACGACAACCTCTTATATATGGGATCCGAACATTCCTCGGCAATAATTGAACTAAATTCAGCTACTAGATTATCGTTTTTATTCTTTTCATTAATATCTAAGCACATAATATACTCCGTTACAAATTTTTACTGAGTATAAATGAATCAACAACAAAAATATATATTAATAAATACTTAAATAAGAATTAAAAGGAAAATTTCCGTGGCCATTGTTCAAATAAGTCAAATAAAGCACAGACGAGGTTTAAGAGATGATTTACCAAATCCTTCGTTGGAAGAAGGAGAGCTTGGATTAACTCTTGATACTGGTGAATTGTTTGTTGGTACTCCAAATCTACCAGTTGCTGCATTTAGGGCAACTAACAACATATTTCCGTATGCTAATACGCAAATTCTAACCGAATGGAGTGATAATGTAAAAAATCTATTACAATATTCATATAGAAATAGAAGAATAACTTTTGACCCCATTACCGCAGGGTTTGCTCAGGGTAATGATTTTGCGACCCCCATTTTAAGTTACAGTAACGGATCCCAAACGAATGAAATTTATGTGGTAAGAAAATTGCAGGAACGGTTAGACGAAATGGTTTCAGTTAAATCATATGGCGCGCGAGGTGATGCTCAACGTGATTTAACCACATTACCTTCAAATACTGCCATGACAGCAGAAACTTATGCACTGCGTAGAGCGGCCCTTGATGCAGTAAATGTTACCAATAAAACAACCACTGAAAATGAATATCAGCCAAAAGCTCTTCATTTTCCGGCAGGAGTTTACGCTGTTAATGACAGCATATTATTGCCGCCACTTTCAACTTGGATTGGTGAAGGTAAGGAAAATACTATTATTTCATTAGTAAGTTCGACCAATTCTTTAGATCATCGTCATCGCTGTTTATTTTTTACTGTTGACGGATTGTTACAGCCAGAAGATGCTGGAAGTGCGGCTGCTATTTACGAACATAGTTATACCAATATAGTTGACACATTTCCTCTTTCAGGATCAACAGTATTGCCTCATAATATTTTTGTTGCTGGAATTACTTTTGAAATCAATTATAACCAAAGCAACAATACAAATACTCCTTTTGATATAGGTAGGCTAATACGTGCGAAAAATGTTACATTTAGTGATTGTAAATTTAAAGGTAATTGGTCGATAATGAATGAAACGGTTTCTGATTTTAATAATTCACCAGGAATAGTAAGGTATTTTCCGGGTCAACCGTCAGTTCAATCCGTTGTAGGAATAAATGGTGATAGTATTGCAATGGTAATTGATTCATATGCGGCGATGGATCATAAATACAAACCAAGTAATATTACATTTATAAATTGTGATTTTGAAGATACAACATATGCCGCTGTTTTAACCGATGATGTATCCAACATTTCATATATTAATAATACTTTTAATAGACATTTGAAAGGTGTGGTGGTTGCTGAACAGGAAAATCAACCAATACCCAACAACCAAATTACCTATGGCTCTGCAGGACCAAAGCATATTAAAGTTACAAATTCGTATTTTTCAAATATATTACGGGAAGGTATAGAATCTAATATATCTGATCCAGCATATTTGTCAGCTTTGGCTAAAACAGATATTGAATATATTGGTGGCGGCGTAACTTCTATTGGTAATAGATTTGATAATGTTGGTAATAATTCAACAAATAATGGAAGTTTAGATTTTACGGCTCTTGCAGTTTCCCCAACTACTCCTATAATTAATTTTAAACCGGGTAGTAGTTTAAATGCATCTATTGGTGATACATTTGGCAGATCATTTGTTGATGAATTAAATAAACAACCATTACTTGGACCCACATTGCCCATTGGTGGACATAATATTAAACGGGTAAATTATTCTAGATCAGATGCAAATATTGTTTTAAATTCGCAGGATTTTGTTCAAAAGCAACTTAGAAAACTATCTCTAACACCGGGAGCAAACCTTCCTATTATAGTTTTTGATCAACAGGCAGCAAATACAATAGAAATTAATTACGTTTTGGTGCCCAATTATATTACTCCTCCGGTATCAGCCAAAAGAAGACTGGGCAAATTTAATATTATAACTAATTCTGAAATTAATGGCACTGCCATATTTGACGAAGAATATACAGAAGTAGGGTCTGCGATGGGAATCCAATTTAATATATTAGTTAGTGGCAGTGTATGCACATTACGTTCCTCGAATAGTGAAAGCGAAACCGTAATTATGTATTATAATTACGAATATAATAATTCCATTTAAAATAGGTAATATATGATCAATCCATTTATTCTAAACCCGGTAGAACGAATTAAGATTTGGCGCGATTTGCGTGATGAGTTAAAAGAAAAATCGTTTGAAAAACAATTAGAAAGTGTGAGTAATTTTTGGTGGCAAGCCCCCATGCAAACTTTTTGTTTAGATTATGATAGACCAGAAGAATGGCCAAGTCCTTGGGAAATAGTTTATTTTAACGGCTATGATTCGGTGGCAAGAGCAGTAATGATGGCTGAAACATTAATATTAACTTTTGAAGAATTATATTATAATTGTATGGAACTATTGTACATACGAGATCTTGATCGATCGGATGAGTTAATGATATTGATAATAAATGATTATGTATTAAACTACGAATTGAATACGGTTTTACCGTTTGACAAATTATCAAAAAATTATACTATCTACAATAGATATGTTAGAGATGATAAGAATTGGAAAATAGTGTATGCTTAATTCGCATAAGAATATCGGAATTGATATTGATGACACATTAATAGGTAATGGGTTGAATTCTCAGAAACTTCAGAAATATATTTTGGATAATTATCGAACTAAAAACTTTTATCTAATTACATTTAGGACCGGGTCTTGGTTAGATGAAGTATGGCAGGACATTGCCTATGAAAATGATTTATTGGATGAAAGATTTTTCAAAGGATTACATGGCATACCTGTTGAATTTAGAATGGAATATCAAAAATATTCGTGGTATGCTAACCAAAATTTTAAATTAATTGATCCAGAAGTAGAAGATAGAATAAACCAACTTGCGCCAGCGGCATTTAATTATTTAGAATGGAAGGGCAAAAAGTCGCACGAATTGGGGTGCTCAATTTTGGTTGATGATATGACAGACCAAGTTCGTCGTGGTTGTACTAAATATAATGTAAAATTAATACATCCGGACCAATTAACATATGACTATAATACATAAATATATTTCTTTTTTGCGAGAAGAGCGGGCATTAGACGAAGCAGTTCGTTCAGGAAATAAAGAACTAAAATCTGTTGATTTAAGTTTATTTAATTTTGGCCCGGAATACGAATTTCTTGCCCCGTATGATAAATTTTCAGAAAGATCTGAAAAGGTACAAACAAAAATAAAAACCGATTTAGAAAAATTATTTGGTATTACTATAGCCGGCGGCGACAGATACGTATCTCAAGAAACTGCAAAAACAACTTTTAGATTAACATATGATGACAGTGTTAAAAGTGATAAGTTTTCTGATTTTACCGCAGTAGAATTTGTTGGCCCCATTATGAGCAGTGATAATTTTTTTAACATCACCAAAAAACTATTTGATTACATAGAACGAGAAGGATACGAAACAAGTTCGACATCTGGGTTGCACGTTGGAATAAGTTTCAAAGATGAAAACAAAAATAAAAATTTAGATCCTCTAAAAGTGATAGTATTTTCTGGTGACCAATTTTTAAGACAAACATGGCCAAGAGTTAGATATAAATTAGATAATGGCGAACTAAGTTCTGATTATGTTAAATCAAACATTGAAATGATTCAACAAATTATTAAACGAGTAGTATTTTATAGTGAAAACCCAGGAAAAGTAAATTCAACTAATATAGTTGAACTTTTTACTAAATGGCTTGATGATAATAGCAGAAGTTATTTACAAAGAGATCCTGAATGGAAAAATAAACATTTTGCAGTAAATATTGGTAGATTGAAAGACGGATACGTTGAATTTAGAGTAATCGGTGGTAAAGATTATCACAAACGATTTGCAGAAGTTGAACAGAGTGTTAGAAAATTCGGGTTAACATTAATTCAAAGTGATTCTCCGGATACTCAACATGATTATTTAAAGAAATTATATAAAATTTTAAATACGGTCTTAGATGATTTAGAAGATTATGATAAAATGAATAGTGGTATTGAAAACCGTGATACAAAAATTAAGATTAAAAATCCCAAAATTCTCCAATTACTTGACAGAATATCACCGGTTTTTATTAATAATCCATCATTAAAGGAAAATATTTATAATTTAGTAGCCAATTTTGAAAAAAATAAAGAGCAAGGAATTAATAGTATATTGGCTTTGTTTACTCAAAATTTTGGAAAAGTGGAATATAAGGCTGCATTACGATCATTATTGGCCAATATGGTTCGTATCTATGGTGTTAATAAAAACGATTTGTTAAGGGTATATAACGATAACTATTTTGAACCTGGGAAAATACCCCAAAAACCAGACAATGAAGATGAGGATTCTGAGTTTTGGGCGTATGAAGATGGAACCAAAATCGAACATAATCTTACACCTGGCCAAATATTTAAAATTTTGGAGCTATAATGAGATATTTTGAAATTATATTGGAAACAAAAACAGTTATAATTGATAAAAATACCGATAAATCAAAGTTTGGTGAAGAAGTTTGGCAAATACTAGATAAAAGTTATGCTAAATTGGGTGGATTTAAAAGTTTTGATAGCAAAAGTCACATGTTTGCTGATAATGGCATGTGGCTATTAGTTTTTGATGATGATGAAAATATTATTTCATCGATTATTTTTAAAAATTTGCATGGAAATAAACTTATTGGTTTGGGTACTGACGGGCAACCGCAAGGTAAAAGCGAATTAATACATGTTTTGCGTAATTTGAAAAATGAAAAGAATTTTTGGGCAGAAGTATCGGGGCCCTTGGAAAAGTTATTTGACACGTTGGATATACCAAAGATAGAAAATAAATATGCCAAGCAGTTGACAGGTAAGGAAATTATACATTATAATGATGATGGTTACCATTATACCCGTTTTATTGCGGGACAACCAATTGAAAAAATGATTATGGGATATCCGGAGATTTAACATGGCAATATTATATCTACATGGGTTTGCATCAGCTGGTTCAGATAGTCCCAAGGCTAAAAAACTGCAATCAATGTTTCCTGATGAAAAAGTATATGCTCCCAATTTAAATCATGATCCGGTTCTTGCGATAAAAGAAGCTGAAAAACATATTAGACAAATATACGAAGATGGCCATAATAAAGCACTTATTGTTGGTACAAGTTTAGGTGGGTTTTATGGTTGGTATTTGAGTGCTAAATTTGATATTCCTGCAATTTTAATTAATCCGGTCTATTCACCAAAAGAAATTATGGTTAAATTTTTAGGCAAGAATAAAAACTTTTCTACTGGTGAGGAATTTGAATGGATGCAAGAACATATCGATACACTTGAACAATATGCCGATTTAGCTAAAAAGAACTATGATAAATCATTAGTAAAAATTATTGTTGCCAAAGACGATGATTTAATCCCCTATGAAAAAACAATCAAAACATTTACACATGATCACACTAATATTCATGTATTTGATCATGGCGGTCATAGGTTTGATGATTTGGAAAAAATAAAACATGTTATAGAGCCAGAATTAAAAACCAAACCATTTGAAAGCTTATATGAGGATATTTTTAATTAAATATTGAATATTCAATACTTATAACGTATCATCAAGTAAATAAATTGCTTGGAGATAATAATGAAAAATAATATTACGCTAAATGAATACATGGGTTTTGTAGATGGCGTTACCAGCGATGCATCAAAAGACTTTGATACGTTTATTGCTAGGTTGCATGAACTTCGTGATACAGGGGTTAACATACCCAGATTGTTAACTGGTGCAATTGGTATGGCCGATGAAGCTGGCGAAGCTGCTGGATTAGTTAAGAAAATTTTATTTCATGGCAAGCCACTCAATGATGAAAATCGAGAACATTTAATTAAAGAATTGGGTGATGTAATCTGGTATTGGATTAATACTTGCAACGCATTAAATATAGATCCAATGGAAGTTATTGAAGGTAATGTGGATAAACTATCAAGTAGATATCCTGGTGGATTTAGTGTTTGGTTAAGTGAAAATAGAAAAAAGGGAGACATTTAATGTTATTAGAGAATGTATTGAAGAAAAATGATATTTTTTCAGCCAAATTAATAAATGGTGAAGAAATTTGTGGCAGGATAACAGAAATTGATGATAAGAAGGTTACTTTTACGAAACCACTTATGATTACCCTGGTTCAGGCTCCCGGAATGAGCCAACCCGCAGTTGCTCCTGTTCCTTGGGTACTAAGTGTTCCCGATGATGCAAAACTAACTCTTACTATGGATAAATTCTTGTTTATCACAAAAGCTAGAAACGAAATTGTATCCAGTTATACTAGAGCAACCACCGGATTAGAAATTCCAACTCCGGGAGCAGGATTACGTTTATAATATGAATTTTTTAAAAGAAATAATTGGTTTATTTAGTAAAAAACCCACGAACATAAAAATATCCGATGATGCGATAATAATTAAAAATCCTTCATCGGATATTATCAAGCTTGCTGATTTATGTTCAATTAATTTGACCACGGGGGTAATTGAATTTCACAAACCAATTAAAATTGTTTCAAATGAAAATATTTCTATATCATCCGACAAACATATCATGTTATCCACTAGTAAGAGTGGTGAAATCGAACGACCCGGATATACTTATTCAATATGGTTAAATTCTGAAGTTGATTCTAACGGAAATCCTCTACAAACTGAATTTTTTATAGATCAATGGGGAAATTCGGTTTTAATGGAAGCTAAATACGATGAAGAAGGTAATTTAACCGTGCCCGATGGGTACCAATTACCAGAGATACATAAAGACTGTGATCACTAATTAAGGAATATAAATGCCAATAATTGAATCTGTTCTTACTTCCGGAAATGTTGATAGACGTTTAGATAATTTATTAAGAGCTTTTCGTAAGCCATCTGTTCTCAGAATACCAACCACTTCTTGTCCCGTATATGAAAATGATGCTCATTGGTTAGATAATGGTGTTATTATTCAATATCCGGAATTATTTGAAGGAGTGGTTAGTGCAGATACAGCCATAATCAGTGCATTTGCTACCGCCAGGGGATTTGCTGATTTAACACCACTTAACAACGGAACTTATGGCATAGGGTTTTATCAAGTAGAACAGCCAGTATTGAATATAGTAAGTGCCATTACTTTTATCAACAACGATGTATTAAATTTCTGTGTTAATGCATCGGCATCAATTGAGTATGAAAATAGAATAGTTTTTACAAAATATGAAGTTAAACCCGGATTAATATCTCAATTATTGCAATTAATAGAAGACTTAAAAGCTAGAATAACCGCTTTTCAATTAACCTCCGCATATGCAGATTTAAGTCCTAATCAACAACAAGTATTTGATTTTATAGGTAATGATTTGTTGGATTCTAATAATGCCCTTACTTATAATCAAATACCGCCGTTTATTGCAAATTTGTCTGGTTGGACTATTACGGATCCCAATGATTTTTATGTTACATCAACGCCAATTGTTTCTGCTAATATTTTTCCCTTTGAATATGTTGAAATTAGAGCATCAGCTGTTCCGCCCATGCGACAATTATTAAGTGATGAAGTAATTTGGCGTTGTTCGGATGTATCGGCCGGATACGCTGTTACCGGTATAGAAGGTACGGTTCAAACTAATGCTACCATACAATACTACGGTTGCCAAATTGAAGAAGTTACCGGCGGCGCTATGCCAGGAACAGTTAAAGGATTAAAGGGACATACAACTGATCTAATAGCTGGTCTTTTGGGGATCTTATCTGCGATAAGTGCGAGGAATGGGTTATTGGACTATTTAAGCACATTGGGTGGCATTTGCGGTGCATTTGCTCAAGCTATTGGTACCGTTTTGGGGTTAATTCAAGCGGTTATGGCTGCTATTGCTGCGGTTATCGGAACTATACTAGCATTAATAGATACTATTACGCAAGTATTGGCTGAAATAGTTGAATTAATTGTTAATCAAATAGCAGCATTGATTGGGCAAGCAATGGCATTAATGCGTGAAATATTCAGTAAAATAATGGATGAAATTAAAAAGATAGTTCAATTCTTTCAGGATTTGATTGACCAAGCTCTTGCTTCAATTTTTGGTGAATTGGATGACTGTTTGAAAGCACTTATTGAACAAGTAGCGGTTCCTGCTGCGGTCGGCGCCATATCTAAAAATGTTGATATTGGACGTATGGGAATTTTCTAATGGCAAAAGGTGCCGCTCGATTAGCTGATATATGTACTGGCCACCGTAAGGGAAGCCCTAGGCCAAATAATCAAGGTAGCCCTGATACATTTTTTAATAATAGACCAGCGCACCGGCAAAGTGACAGTTGGCCAGTTCACCGAAGACCCAAAATCCATAAAAGTTTTTTGGCTGACGGCAGTCCGTCTGTTTTTACCAATAGTCTTAGACAGGGTAGAATAGGTGACCCTGTAGCTTGCGGGTCAAAAGTTATGACCGGAAGCAACGATGTGTTTATTGGAGGGAAAGTTTCGGTAGCGCCAAGTAATCTATTCTCAAATGGCAAGTTTGATCCGCCACGGCCAATGAGTAATAGTGAAAGAGAAGGACTTGCTGCTAATTCAGCAAATAGGAATAAATATCGCAATCCGGACGGGTCTATTCCTTCTGATTCAAATTTAAACCCAGAAATTGGTGAAAATGAAGACCCGCCGGCTACCCAATCAGACGTAAAATGGGATGATTGTGAAGACCAACCCGATACTTCTGTTCCGGCAGGCCAGCGCGTTTACGAGAGTGCAAAGCAACGGTTGCGAGAAGCCGAAGGCGGCGCTTGGCGAGAAGGTGGTAATAATCAAAATATTATGCAGTTATATAAAGACGTTGGGATTCCACAAAATTCAGATTCGGTTCATTGGTGTGCGGGATTTGTTGGTAGTGTTTTAAAGAGAAGTTGTTCAGATTATAGAAGAACTTTGCGCGCAGCCGACTATAATAATTATGGTCAACAGTTAGATAAGAATAATCCATCCGCACTTCAACCAGGCGACGTGGTCGTGTTTAGCAGATCGGGCGGCAGTGGACATGTGGCCATCGTTGATAGATATGACCCCGCAACAAACAAAATTTTTTATATTGGCGGTAATCAAAGCAATAATGTTACTCTTGGTAGTAGAACATATAATCCTTCTCAAATTCAAGGCATTGGTAGGCCAAGATGAATATAAGAAACATGTGAAATAACCCTAATATTATGCAAATACGACATATCAACACTACTTATTTTTCATTTTCATTTGAAAATTTGCATGAAAATGCGGATACAAGAGTTTTAACAGAAGATTTTTTAAAAAAGCAAACGGAATTATTTTATATTGTGGCGAAAAATGGCATATATGATCGTGATAGGCAGATAATAGCGTGTGTTTTGGATAAAGCAACCATTACTTGGCTTAAATTACTTTGTTAATTTCATTATCAACAAAATTTCCTTAAATATTTCAAATTGTTCTTTTGATTTAAAATAAAATCTTATTTTATTTTTTGGTACATTATTTAAACTAAGTAATGGTCTATTCCCAATATTGTCGCCAAATCTTTCTTCTATCATTGCTGCATAAATGGCATTAAATTTTCTAGTGGCTGTATTAAACAATTCTAAAGAGTTGTTATCATAGATTAATTTATATGGGTATGATTGAATTATCCAACCAGTTTTAAAATCACCTTTATAATATTGATTTTTTCGTAAAATCATGATCTACTCCTTTTTATCATGATAAATTATTTTTCATTTTTGTCAATCTTTTTCTTGACCTTTTATCCGATTCATATAAATATAGTATATGAAGAGTGCAGGATGTAACTGTCACTGCTCCGCATACGTAACGACCCATTAACGTGAGGTAATTTATAATGAACACTAATTTCGCAAAGAGAGCCGTTGATCATCAGTATCATTTGGATCCAATCGTGCGCAGTTTGCTTGATACCGATTTTTACAAGCTGGCCATGCTTCAGCTTATTTGGAAAAAGCACCGCAACGTAAAAGTAACCTTTTCAATCAAAAACAGAACAAGTGATGTTAAGCTTGCTGAAATCATCAATTATCATGATATTGTTGAACAGTTAAATCACGTTCGATCACTACGTTTCACTCGCGGTGAAATTACTTGGATCCGTGGCAACGCATTCTATGGCAGAAAGAATATTTTTGAACCCGAGTTTGTTGATTGGCTTGAAAATGAATTTCATCTTCCGGATTTTACTGTTAACAAAACAGATGATGGACAGTATGATATTACATTTTCAGGAACGTGGCCCGAAGTAACCATGTGGGAAATTTATGCTCTTGAAGTTGTAAATACTCTTCGCAACCGTGCTCTTATGCGTGGTTTGAGCTTATTTCAAATGGATGTAATGTTTGCTCGTGCCAAAAGCAAGCTTTGGGATAAGATTGAAACACTTAAGCAATTCCCCAAACTTTGTTTAGCTGATTTTGGTACACGCCGGCGCTTTGATTTTCTTTGGCAGGAATGGGTGGTTATGGCGTTAAAAGAAGGGCTTGAAAAATCATTTCTTGGTACTTCAAATATGCTGTTGGCTATGAAGCACGATTTGGAACCAATTGGTACCAATGCTCATGAACTACCAATGGTATATGCCGCTCTTGCGAATTCGGATGAAGAACTGCTAACTTCTCCATACCGTGTTCTTGAAGATTGGCGGGAAATGTATGACGGCAATATGTTGGTAATTCTACCAGATACTTTTGGTACTTCAGCGTTTCTGCACAATGCACCCGATTGGATTAAAAGTTGGCGCGGGTTTAGACTAGATAGTAAGGATAATTTTGAAGGAGCCTGCGAACTTATCGAATGGTATAAGAGTGTAGGTGAAGATCCCAAAAATCATCTTATCATTCATTCAGATGGACTTGATGTTAATACTGGTAGTACAGATGATATTGCAGTAATTCAAGCTTCATTTGAAAATGATTATATGGTTGGTATGGGATGGGGCACAAAGGCAACCAATGATTTTATTGGCTGTGTTCCGGGCAAGGAAGATGACTACATTAAACCAATTAGCTTGGTATGTAAGGTAGTTGAAGCCAATGGGCGCCCAACTGTTAAACTTTCGGATAATTTGGCAAAGGCCATGGGTCCCGCAAATGAAATAGCAAGATACGCTCGAGTGTTCGGCGCCCAACCAACTTATAATAAGGTGGCGGAAGTATAAAGCTACTAGTATTTAATAGAAGACTGCCCCATCATAATGGTGAGGGATAACATTAAAATATCAATGAGGAGTTAGATATGAAAAATTTAAAAGAACAAATACTTGAAATTTCAAGACAAAACAAAATTGGCGAACTTAGTGAATGGTTTAATGAACGATTAGATACAAGTTTGGGGGCTAAGTTTCTAAACGAAGGCGATTTAATTCGTGTAAATCAAACAATTATTCAATTTTTACGCAAATATTCAACAACATTCAATGTTAAAAATGTGGTGATAGGCATGAGCGGCGGCGTTGACAGTGCTCTTACTGCCGCATTATTTAAAAATGCGGGTTGGGTGGTGCATGGTGTAACTATGCCAATTTATCAAAACCCAAAAGAAACTTCGCTGGGCCAGTTAGCTATTGATAGTTTGGGCGGAATTGGCTATAATGTTGAGTTAAGCAAATTGTACAACGAAATGAATTGGGGTCTATATAACATTGATTCTGAATTGGGTGACGATGAAAACACCGATTATGCTGTATTGGTTCGCCGCGGCAATATTCGCGCTAGGTTGCGTATGGTTACCCTATACAACCTTGCTGCAAAGTTGCGCGGGTTAGTAGCATCAACCGACAATTTTTCTGAACTTGCTTCGGGATTTTGGACGTTACACGGCGACGTTGGCGATTTAAGCCCAATTCAAAGTTTGTATAAGAGTTGGGAAGTGCCCATGTTGGCAAAATTAAATGGTGTTCCTGAAGAAATTTGGCGCGCCAACCCAACCGACGGACTTGGTATTGCTGCTGGTGATGAAAGTCAGTTTGGCTTTAGTTACTTAGAACTTGACATTATGTTGAGTGAATTGCAGAAATTACATGACAGGGATAATTTACGTTGTTATGGATTTGACAAATTGAAAAATAGTCTTAAAATAATGGAAGGAACGCGAGAAAATACAGTTTTTGATTTGGTTACCGGAAGGATAAAAGCTACTTGGTTCAAACGTAAGAACCCATTTAACTTGGATCATCCTTTGGAATTGGATAAGAGATATGATTTTCTTGAAACTTTTGATTGCCATTACTCAGTGAGCAAGTTGGAGGCATAAATGAATAGTAAAGTTGGTTTAGCTGTGATGAGAATTCAACCAATGCATTCTGGTCACTGCATGATTATTAACAAAATGATTCAAGAATGTGAAATGGTTATTTTGGGTCTTGGCAGCACAAATAAGAAACCAGACCGCTGGGATCCGTTCACACCTGATGTTAGAATGCAAATGGTTCGAAACGTTTATGGTGATAGAGTAAAGATTGTCCCCCTTGTTGATATCCAAGCTGCTTCAAAAAGTGATTGGGTAAACTATATTTTATCTAAACTTGAAAAGCTTGGTATGCGTAAACCAACAGATTATTTTACTGGTAGTATTAGCGACGCTGCTTGGTATACCGACCATTTTGTGTTGGATTTGGTTACTAAAAATCCAACACTTCATATGGTAGACCGAGGAACCAACGACATTCCGTCGGCCAGTGAACTAAGAACACTTATTGAGCTTAGAAATGATAAGTGGAAACAGTGGGTGCCTTCAGTAAATTGGGATTTGGTTTTAGACAACTATCCCGAAGAACTGCTCGCACCATTAACATAATGTCACACTTTTGTGGATATTGAAAGGAGAAAGAAATGACTAAGAAACTTGTAGTAGTGGTAGATGCTCAAAACGATTTTATGCAGCCCGATGGTCTTTTGACTGTGCCCGGCGCTGATGCAGTAATTGAAAATATCAACGCTTATTTGGCTGGATTAGATCCCGATGAAGTAGCGGGGGTATTGTTCACATATGATACACATACTCAGCCTGCATATGATAATTCAGAAGAAGGTAAAATGTTCCCGCCGCATTGCATCTATGGTTCCGATGGCTGGGAATTGGCCGTTAACCCACTTGAATATTTGTCACCGAAAATTAGAATGTATACTCTCCAAAAGGGTGTATTTGATATGTGGCATGAAGATGATCTGAAGGTCAGAGACATGCATGGCTATATGAATTTGGTTTTTATGCGAGATAACCTTCTTAATGCGATTAAGGTAACAGACGGTGTTACCGACGTTGAACTTGTTGGTGTTTGTTCCGATGTTTGTGTTGAGCAGGCCGCTAGGGGCTTTGTTGAACGTGGCTGGAATGTTACCGTTGTTCGCAACTGTGTAAAGGGCATTAAGGAACAGATTGACGAAGTGGTTGAAAAGCGTCTTCCTACTGTTCAAATTGTATAACAGGCTGGGGAACGGGAGCTCTTGGTCTAATAACATTTAATCTAAAAAGAGCAGGCGGGTAGAATTTTCCTGGCTGCTCTTCTCCGCCCGCAAAATATCTTATGTCTCCTGGTATCCATTCAACACCCAATTTATTGGCCATAAAAATTCTGTGATTACCCTCAGCTACTTTGGCTATACCCAAATAATCAACCCAAATCATTATGGGATCGGGTTGCCAACCGTTTTCTTCTATACTTTTTTTCAAATCCCAATATTTTATTCCACCGGACCTAAATGCTTCCTCACCATTGACTCCATTTAGTCCAGAAATGTATTTTACTTTAATATCAACTTTTTTACTTATGCCTATATTTGCGGTTAAGGTGCCGCCACCAAATCGCGATTTAGCTGCTCTTTCACGTTGATATTCTAACCATTCTCCTCCGGGATTATCAACATATAAAAATTCATTTTTTTCTGATTTAATATTTTCATTGAGTTGATCAGTGTTAACATTAATATCTATTATGTAGTTATGTGATAAAGTTAACTTTAACTGTAAAATTAAATCTTTAATTTCCTGTTTATTATTAAAAAATAAATGTGAATATCTGGATTCTTCTTTTAATTTGTAATCAATGGGTTTTGTTGGCGATTCTAATGTTAGGGTTGGTCCTTTCGTATTAATAACAAAATGTAATATACACATATATTTTTTAGAATCATGATAAATTTTATATGGTTGTATTATATTTTCTATAATTGGGTCTTCAAATTTTTCATAAAGATTGAAGCCCTTGAACCATTCTGACAAAAAATCATTTTTTTCGGATACAATATTTTCTTCAAAATACTTTATTTTATTTTTTTGCTCTTGAGGTACGTTTAATAATTCATATAATTTCATATTAATACTCTTGTATTTGGGCAACGGATGTTATATATTTATACATAAGTCTTTTTAGATAAGGAGAAAAAATGCAATATACTGCTTCTACAACATCATCACAAATAGATCAAGGCCTTCGTGAATACATGACAGGAATATATTCCTTCATGGCATCCGGTCTTGGTATTACCGCATTAACTGCTTATGGAGTAAGTGCGGTACCTGCTCTTACTGCATTATTTTTGGGCGGACCACAAGCATTTGTATTCATGTTTGCTCCGCTAGTTATGGTATTAGTTATGAGCTTTGGTATGGAAAAGTTTAGTGCTAATACACTGCGATTAATGTTTTTTGCATACAGTGCTTTAATGGGTATTAGTTTATCAACCATATTTTTAACTTTTACTGGTATTAGTATTGCTACTACTTTTCTAATTACAGTAAGTGCATTTGCTGGATTAAGCATTTATGGTATTACCACAAAGCGTAATCTTAGTGCAATGGGTACTTTCCTATTAATGGGTTTAATTGGGCTATTAGTAGCAATGATAGCTAATATTTTTATAGTAAGTTCTGCACTAGATTTTGCGGTAAACATTATTGGTGTGTTGATTTTTGCTGGCTTAACCGCGTATGATACGCAAAATCTACAACAATTGTATTTAACCGGCAATACTACTGAAAAACTTTCAATTATGGGTGCTTTGAGCTTGTATTTGAACTTTATTAATTTGTTCATGTTTCTATTAAATTTATTGGGCAACAGAGAATAATACATTATTAACTTAAAAACAGTTGACTGAGCCCGGCATATAATATATGCTAGGCTTAGCCATATTGGAAATGCAGGATAGCCACAATGAAAGATAAATTCAAAGAATTTATAGATACACATCTGTTATCTGGAACTAATAATTTGGGGTTGGCAATTGTGCTTGCCACAATGGTACTTGTACCTATTGTGAGTTTAATGTTTTTGGTTGCATTTAATGCAGATGGTAATAGGCAACATAGAATAGAACTAATGAAATTATGTTTGGATTCTGGTGAAACATTTGAAGAATGTAAATTTAAGGTATATGGCGGAATACGCATTACTACTGATCACAACCAATTAAAAGTCAAGGAATAAATCATGTTACCACTTTTTGATGTTAATGGATTAATGTTTTGGGACGAACGCAGTATATTACTTAGGCGATTTTTTATTGATTATTATAAATTATCTGTTAAAAACGCTTTGTTTGAAATGAACCCGGCTTGGCAATTTTATGAAATTGAAGCACCATTACTTACTCCTAATGCAAAAATTAATCAAAATTATACCAATTTGGATGTTTGGCAACAAGCGGTTTTAGAAACAGAAACTCCGCTTACTCTTAGGCCAGAAACAACACCAAGTTCATATGTGTATGCAGAACATTTGTTGAACAGCCATTCTGGTGTTAAACCGCCGTTTGTGGTATGGCAATCTGGTAAGAGTTTTAGACGTGAGCAAGAACAACCTTCCAAACATATGCGATTGAAAGAATTTTACCAACAGGAATTTCAGTGCATTTATACTACTGAAACAGAAAATGATTATCATTCAAATATTTTGGAACCAGTAAGACGCATGATTGCAGAAACAATTGGGTTACCAACAAGAATAATTCCATCAGACAGACTACCAGATTACAGTCTTATTACTATGGATATTGAAGTTGATAACGGAGATAAATGGATGGAGGTTTGCTCTATCAGTAAGAGAAAAGATTTTCCCGCAAAAGCTAAATTTCAAACCAAAAAAGGCTTAGTTGAAAAAGATTTATTAGTTTTGGAAGTAGCAATTGGTCTTGATAGGTGTGTATATAATTTTAACCAGAGAGTGATATGATACGTTTATATAATACATTAACCAAAACTGTAGATAATTTTACACCAATAGATAAAAATAATATTGGTATGTATTTTTGTGGCCCCACGGTATATGACAGAGCACATATTGGTAATTTGCGAACTAGTGTTACTGGTGATTTGCTATTCAGAGTATTGAGAACAAAGTACAATCGAGTTACCTATGTTAGAAATTATACTGATGTTGATGATAAAATACTCAACAAAAGTAAAAATACGGGCGAGCCACCACAAACCATTGTTGCAAGAGCCACAGCAGCTTATATTACCGACACACAATGGTTGGGCAACTTGGCACCTATTCACTCACCATATGCCACAGACAACATTGCGGAAATGATAGAACTTATCACCAAATTAGTAAATTATAATTATGCATACATTGTTGATGGTAATGTATTTTTTGAAATATCATTATTTCAAACACATGGTGCATTATCTAATAGACAAGTTTGGGATGATGAAACCGAAAGTAGAATAGGCGAAAATAAACTCAAACGCGGTCCTTCAGACTTTGTATTATGGAAACCTGTTCCTTCAACAGAAATGGGGTGGCATAGTCCTTGGGGATGGGGAAGACCTGGTTGGCATATTGAATGCTCGGCCATGGCAAAACGATATTTGGGTGAAACATTTGATATACATGGTGGCGGCAGCGACTTAATGTTCCCCCACCATGATAATGAAATTTCACAAAGTTGCGCAGCTCACTCAACCGAGCGAATGGCAAATTATTGGATACATTCCGGGATACTTAATTTTAATAATTATAAAATGAGTAAGAGCTTGGGTAATATTGTTACCGCTGAAACATTTAGAAATATGAATATTTCTGGCGATGCATTGCGCTTCGTCTTTCTTTCAACTCATTACAGAAGTTTGCTTAATTTTTCTGATGAAAATTTGACGGCTGCAAGACGAATTCTAACCAAATTCTATGAAAAAATTAAGGATGTTGGATTTGCCTCTGGAATTGATGAACAAATTTTAACCAATTTATATAATGATTTAAACACACCAGCAGCTATTACTAGAATGCATGAATTATATGAGAATGGTGAATATAGCGCATTAAAGTCTGCGTTACGTTTGATGGGATTGAAAATGCAGCCCGTTGAATTTAATGATAAAAATATTGAAGAACTGTTGAAAAAAAGAAGAATTGCCAAAGAGAATAAAGACTTTGAAACTGGCGATTTGATACGAAGTGAATTAACTTCAATGGATTTGGAAATTAACGATACTCCTGCAGGAATAACTTGGCGTAGAAAAACGATATTTTAACTAATTAAATTTTATCCCATAAAATATTTTCCGGATTTTTAATATTTTGTATTCGTACTGTTGGATTAGTAGCGAAAATTCCATTAGCATATCGTATATATACGTCGATGAGACATAATTTGTCGCTATCTCTTCTTCCTATTCCTGCAGAAAATTTAAAGGCGGTATTGTCATTAATGTCATAAAATAATTTTTTTAATTTTAAATCATTTACTTGTGAAATACTTGGTACAAAATAAATTTCATTTGGTGTGGCGTAAAAATACGGTTTATCTATAAAACGTAATAATTTGGCCAAATTATTAATATTAGAATTTAAATAACTTTCTATTATTTTTTCAAATGTATTTCCTATTTTTTTATAAAGATTTTTAGTTTCATTAGAAAATAATTTTTTATTTTTTTGTAGAAAATCCCCAAATACTCTTTGATAATCTCTATTTTTATCTAGTTCATTTATTATTTCTTTTTCTGTTTTTT